CCGAGCTTCTTCAGAACGTCGTTGGCGTGTCCCTCGTCTTCGCCGCCTGAGAACTCGGATTCAGGAAATGTATATCCGTGTTCCACTTCAACGGCTTTTGAAATGACGACCTTCGGCGGAAATCGCAGTCCTTTCCAAAGCAAATCGTATTTCCTGGACTTGTGAGGCCCCGACAGAATCTGGTCAAGATCTGGCGTCAGAATTCCTAGCGCTTGCTCAACGGTCGTTCGACTTAGGGTTGGTATCGTCATGTGAGTCTCAAAAAGTCGGCGTCAGAGTCAGGCCAAGCACAACAATTGCAACCAGTACGTCACTTCGATATCGCTATCATGCTTCCAGGCAGGCAACGCGTTCGTCTGGCACACTCGCCAGGTTGCTTTGACTAACTGCCGCTACGGTAAGTGCGCATACTACGGCGTCAATCGCATCAGCAATTTGAAGATGCTTTAGCGATAGTCAGAATGTCGATACTGGGCTTTGAGACGACTAAGGATACACCCTCGGAAAGATTTGGAACGATACGAGCATTCTCGAACACCTCTTGTGACGGAATCACGCACGTTCTACGCCGCCTTCTTCCTCGCCGCCCAACGAGCCTTCATAAGTGCTGATAATTTCCTGTGAGCTGCGTGACTCATTGGTTTGCGTTTCGCGACGGCTTTCTTTCCAGTCGCCTTGCTCTTCTGCTTTGCCCACCATGCCTTTTTTGCTGGTCCAATTCTGGCTTTGGCTGCAGCACTCATGTGCCTCCGGCCAAATGGTTTCGCCGAGCGTCCGCGACGAGCGGCGTTGGAGCTTGTTCCCTCCAAAGCTGCAATTGCACTGTCGATACAGCCAAGTTTTTGTCTCAGTTGTTCCACGATACGTTGAATGTCCACGGGTTGTCCCTTCCAAATTAATACTAAGCTAGCGCAGAATTTACGACAGCCGATAGTATCAGCAAGGCATCATTTCACAAGCTGTTCCTCGGTGAGGGTGGTGTTCACTAGCAGGCCATGGTAAGCCTTTCCACTACCCTGCGGGCAGGGTTGGGGCGAAGCAGCGCCCCAAGGAAAAGCCCACCTCAACTGTGGGAGCCTTCGAGCTGAGGCCGAATAGAGCTTCTAGCTCGGCAGCTGGCCAGCTGCCCAGTTGAGGCACGCCCAACGCTTAGCGCCGCCACGGGAAGAGCCCGCTGATATTCAAGAACGTAACCCTGCCGCCATACCTCTCGGCATTGCCATCCAACACGTCGTATCGCGACGGAAACCTTGGTTCTTCCCTTGGCGGCGCCCATTGTGCTCCGCATTGTCCACAGCGACTCGCGCCGCCGGGTAGTTTTTGCATCATCACTTTGTTGCAGTTGGGACAGGTCGGTGGCTCAGGATCCTTGGAGGCTGTCTTTTTCTCAGATTCTTGCTTGAGCCATTCCACCACTCCCAAGTGGACGTTATCGTAGCCATCGCGTATCCAACCGAGGGCCTGCGAGGTTGAGTCTACCTGGTCGTCGTACTTGCCATTTGGGAACACTGCCAACTCATACAGATACGGTTCGAGCCACCCGGCGCTGTCAGGAATGTGCACAAATCCGTTCTCGATCGTGCTGGTAACGGCGTACATTCGCATGACCTTATCGCCATCGCTCTTAAATGCTGTTGCCTTGTCGAACCCGTCGTGCCTGAGGTCTTGAAGCAATTGCGTGCCAGAGGCCTTGTCCTCGATCACAATCGTCTCCGCCTTATGTAACTCGGCGTGGCGAACGATGCTGCGCTTTAACTCTGGGTACTCAAGGCGGTCACGAAACACATCAAGAAGATACAGTTGCCGATCCACGACTCCCCAGGTAGTGCAAACGCTGAAGTCATTGATCTCGGCTGCCTTGTTGGCGGTGTCCCAGCTCTGGAATATGAGGTCGAATTTCTGCGGCAGCTGATGCGGAGCATAGGTCACAAACCATTCGCGCTTGACCATACCGCCCCCAAGCGGCGCTGGGCTCTGCTGGTACTGGCCTGCGAAGTTATATTCCCCTAGTCGTTCCCGGGTCACATTCAGTACCTCGAATGGCTCGCGTGCCGGATGCAAGGCTTCCCCTTTTTTTCTGGTCACAATTCTAGTTTTCCCGAGCGAGCGAATGCGATGCGTCTCATCCTCTTCGGCAATAGCCGGAAGCCGAAGCACGGTCCAGTGGTCACGGCTGATTACGTGTCCGACCAGGTCGTCCTCATGCAGGCGCTGCATAATAATGATGATGCATCCTTCACGCTTGTCATTTAGGCGTGTAAGCAGCGTGCTGTCATACCAGTCATTCACCGCTTTGCGTTGTGATTGTGACGCCGCCTCGTCCGGCTTTAGCGGATCGTCAATGATTAGAAAGTCGCCGCCGCGGCCGGTCAGAACGCCACCCACCGATGTCGCCATGCGAAATCCGCCCTCAGTGGTGTAGAAGTCATCAACCGCCTGTCTTTTCTGCGCCAGCCTGGTCGGAAAAAGGTCGCGGTAAAACGGACTCGACATCAGAGTTCGGCAGTTACCGGCCAGCGTATCGGCCAGATCCTGGCCGTACGAGACACAGATAATCTGCGCGCTTGGATTGTGCCCCAACACCCAGGCCGGGAAAGCAATTGACACTTCGTGTGACTTCAAGTGGCGCGGAGGTACGGTGATGATAAGTCGTTTGATTCTGCCGGTTCGACAGTCTTCCAGCGCCTGCGCTATTTCTTCGATGTGCCAGTTGGGAAGGAAAGATGTTTGTGGATTGAGTTCATAGAAGCTGCGTTCGATGAACAAATAGTTTTCGCTGCGCAATAAGGCGTGGTATTCCTGTTCAGAGACATTAATTGGCTTGCCGTTCAGAATCGCTGTTGGCATCGTTCTCTTCCTCCTTCATTGCCTCAATTCTTTGCATCAGGTTCTGCAGTACCCGCTGGTCCGCTTCCCGCAGGCGAGTGGCGTTCGGGCTCTCCTGCTGAACGCGTTCTTCAGCCATCTGCATTAGCGTGTTGACGAGGTTTAGGGCTCGAAGGTCCCCGCTAGCAGCCTTGTTTGCCATTTGTGTGATCGCCGCCTCGAACTTGGTCACTGTCCGGCGACGACCGTTCTCGTTGATCACCACCTTGGCCTCAAGAGCTCGTCGGATCACCGTGGCGGAGTTTCGTTTTCCTTTGGGCCGGCCGTTTGGATTGCCGGATTGGCCCTTTCTAAAGCGCGTGCCGGCGGGCGGCTTGCCGAAGCCGACTTCGTAATCTCCAGGCACATCATTCTTGGCCACGGCTGTTTTCCTCCTCGATTTGGTTGAAGCTGCGACCCGAAAACAGATGAATGGCATGCTTTCCGGTGAAAGCCTGCCAGCGCCGGACAATGGTGTCGACGTAGACGGGATCGAGTTCCAGGCCGTAGCACACCCGGCCGGTGCGTTCGGCGGCGATCAAGGTGGTGCCGCTACCGAGGAAGCCGTCCAGGACGATGCCGCCTCGCTGGGTGCAGTCCATGATCGCGTCGGCCACCATGGCCACCGGCTTCACAGTGGGGTGCAGCGCTAATAGGTTCCCCTCCTCGGTAGTGCGGCTGAATGAATTGGCGCCTGGGTAGTTCCAGACATTAGTGCGGTATCGACCAAATTGGCCGAGTTGCACATTGTTGCGGTGAGGTCCTTTCCCGTTCCTGAAGACAAACACCAACTCATGTTGGCTGCGGTAGAACGATCCCATGCCGGCGTTGTCCTTTACCCAGACGCATAGATTTTTCAGCTCAAGATTGGCGCGGCCGGAGGCCACGAGAAGCTCGGATATGTGGCGCCAGTCCATGCATATGTCGATAATTGCGCCATCAACGCAGTTCGTCGCTGCGCACGAGATGGCGTTCGTCAGAAAGTCAGTGAATTGGGCATCGGTCATTTCCCCCGAAGCCATCGGAAATTCCGAATGACGGGTTTTGCCCAGGCCTGTGGCGTGCCCGTCGACGGGCACGTTATAAGGAGGATCGGTGAAGCCGGCCTCCGCCCTTTGCCCAGCCATCAGCTGGACGTAATTCGAAGCTTGGATCGCATCCGCACAAAGTACCCGGTGCTTTCCAAGTTGCCAGAGATCACCTGGACGGCTCACCTGGACCTTGTTCGGCTCTTCTGGAAGTGCGTCAGCTGGATCCTGCGCGCCTTCTTGCGCAGGCGAGAGGCCCTCGATCATTACGTCGATCTCACCCATCTCGAAACCGGTCGCTTCCAGCGAGAAGTCGAGCTCGACCTCCGCTAGCGCCTGGAACTGCTCAGCCAGCAGCCGCTGATCCCAGGTGGCATTCTCGGTTAGCCGATTGTCGGCAATCATGAACGCGAGCACCTGCTGGGGAGTAAGGCTTGCAAGCATGATTGTTGGCACTACGTCGATGCCCAACAGGGGACATGCCAACAGCCGGCCGTGGCCGGCAATGACTACGAAGTTCGAGTCGATCAGCAGAGGTACGTTGAAGCCGAATGCACGAATACTGTCGGCAATCTGTTGGATCTGCTTTGTGCTGTGTTGCCGGGGGTTCTTGGGATTGGCTTTTAGATCGCCTACTTGGCGATACACAATCTGTAAGCGGCCGATAAAGGAATGGTTAGCTGGGGTAGTCTCGCGTCTTGCGATGTTGTAAGTCATGACGAGCCCTCCATGTACTCATCTGACTTACATTCATATAGAAGCAGCTTGGTCTGCTAGGAAGTAAGTAGTCCGTTTAAATCGTAATTGGTCCAGGAATATATCTGGCCGGCGAAAGAGATGGGTTACTTCAGGTGGGACTGGATCGATTTCTCGGCTGGTTGAACAACTTCCTTGCGATTGATTCGCGGGTAACGAGGAACGGTACCCAAGCCAAAGGTGCACACGCTCACCCTTGTGCTGTTCGACTTCTGCGGCAATGGCAATCCGTTAAGTTCAGCATACAGTGTTTGGAGGGTATGAAGCCTTTCCAAACGACGCTCCGCAGCCTCGCCGACCATAATACGCTCTCCCTCTCCAACAATCGTGCTAATTCGGTCATCGCCTCGCCATTTTGCCAGGATTCGTTTGGCCTCAGTCCGCGACATCGCCATGTCTCGATCCCAGCGATGAACGGCCTCAACCATCAAGTCAATCGCAGTCTCGTATTTTTCGCCCGACTTCCGTGCTTGGTCGTAGGCGTTCAAGGCGATTGATTCGCGCAGGAAAACCCATCCTGGCCGAACACCATTTGCCTTTGGCCTGCCGCGCTTCCTCTTCATTTGCCCTCTGTCGTCTGACCCGCTTCAATCAGCTTGCCCGATTGCAATGTCACAGTAAAGAGGAGGTTTAGTCCAGGAAAATCGGCTTGCTCATAACTGACACAAAACAGGCTATTTACTTCTGGCAAAGAGGCATCTGTGCTGAATGAGCCTGGCAATCTAGCGCGCGGGCGGGACCAGCTATCGCGAGCCGGTTTCGCTTGACTTCCTGCCGGCGGCAAGGGGGAATGTCATGCGAAACGGAGAACTCCCGTGCTTAACGAAGTCAGCGTTCAACTGGCAGAACTGCCACGGCTGAAACCGCGGAAATTGCGTGCTCTCTGGCAGGATCTTTTCGGCGGGCCCGCTCACCCAAAGATCCGCCGCGACCTCATGATCCCGATCTTGGCGTATCGGCTTCAGGAGAGGGCCTACGGGGGCTTGAAACCTTCGATCCGTAAGCGCCTGGCTAAGCTGGCTACAGAGTTGGTCGAGAACCCTAAAGCCGGGTTAGCGCAGACGCCACGAATTAAGACCGGAACCAAGCTAATCCGCGAGTGGCAAGCTCAGCACCACGAGGTCATAGTCTTGGACGGGGGATTCGAATACCTCGGCTGTCGCTACGATAGTCTCTCCGAGATCGCACGACGGATTACTGGCACGCGATGGTCAGGGCCGTTGTTCTTCGGCCTCAAATCCCAGCGAAAGGCTCGATTAAGCCAATGACAACAAATGCTCAAGCCCGCGTACGGTGCGCCATTTACACACGAAAGTCATCCGAGGAAGGGCTGGAACAGTCCTTCAACTCCCTGCAAGCGCAGCGTGAAGCTTGTGAAGCCTTCATCGCCAGCCAGCGGCACGAAGGCTGGCACGTGCTTGCTAAGAAGTATGACGACGGCGGTTTCTCGGGCGGCAACATGAACCGGCCGGCCCTGAAACAGCTCCTTGAGGACATCGCTGCGGGACGGGTTGACACGGTTGTGGTCTACAAGGTCGATCGTTTGACGCGCTCGCTGACTGACTTCGCCAAGATCATTGATGCTTTTGACGACAAGGCCGTCAGTTTCGTTTCCGTCACCCAGCAGTTCAATACCACCACCTCCATGGGTCGTCTGACCCTGAATGTCTTGCTCTCCTTTGCTCAGTTCGAGCGTGAAGTCACCGGCGAGCGGATCCGCGACAAGATCGCCGCGTCCAAGAGGAAGGGCATGTGGATGGGTGGCGTCGTTCCATTGGGGTATGACCTGAAAGGCCGGCAATTGGTGGTCAATCCGAAAGAGGCACGACTCATTCAGGAGATCTTCAATCATTACGTCAGCCTCGGGTCAGTCGCTGAGCTGAGGTACTATCTCAACCGGAAGCGTATCCGCACCAAGATCCGCACGTCAGCCGATGGACGAGTATTCGGCGGTAAGGCCTACTCTCGCGGTGGGCTGTACAAGCTGCTCAAGAACGAGGTGTACATCGGCAGAATCGCCCACC